TTACTCTTTACATAATAAAAGAAAGGGGGCAGATTGCCCACCCCCTCAGTGACAACGCTTAGGCTACGTTGTATTTTGCAGTGATGATTGCTTCTGGCTTTAGGATCTTACGACCATAAAGATGCATACCACGTACAATATCAGCAAAGCTATCTGGATCACGATAAGTTTCAGTCTTGTTGATCTGCTGTGCAGTAGCAACGGATGAATCATGACCTGCAACAATAACACCATAGTTAGTGTTTTGGTTAGCAGTACCAGCAGTAGCTGAACCTGTACCTACCTTAGGAAGGTTGTTAGAAACATATACACGGAAACCATGCAAGTTGTCCAACATCAAACCATTACGTAGTCCACCTGACTGTCCCCAGTCCATGTTCAATAGACGAGAATCTTCGTCAGCTAGGATTTCTTGGAATACAGAATCCACAACCAACCAACGACCTTGCTTATCAACATTGTTCTGATCCATCAAACGAGCCATACGAGCTACCATTTGCAACGGAGTTGCAGTAGCAGTAGCAACAGAAGTTGCGCCAGCTAAACGAGCAGCTAGTGGGATAGAGTGATCTCCAGCAGAACTAGTAGTAATGTTACCAAAGCTACTTTTGATTAGCTTGTTAGCTGTAAGTAGTTCATCACTACCAGCAGAAGCAACAGCCTTAGTACCAGATACTACGTTGTTAACAGCACCTGCATTAGCATGTAGCGCAGATTGCTTGTAACCAGACAAGTAACCCAAGATTTCTTGGTCATACTGGTCAGCCAAACGATAGGCCGCACGATTACTAGCCATACTTAGCCAGTTGATGTGGGTCTGTTGCTCTTCAATGTCATCCAGTTTAAATGCAAAGTAGTTAGACTTGTCTACAGTTAAAGTGAAATCAACGTCAGTTAAATCCTGAGTAGCGATAGCAGTACCACGGGTGTATGCTAAGACACTAATTTCAGGCTCTTTAATAATACGTACAGAATCACCAGCGTTGGCAATCTCACCAAAGTAATCACTGTTAGTGATCGCTTCGCAGACTGCTGACTTACGAAATTCCATCTGTACTTGTTTGCTATAAATTACAGGTGAAAAATTACCTGAGTTTAAGTTGGTATAACCGCCAGCTTTTGCAAAAGCCATGATATATACTCCTATATAAATTAGTATGGAGCTATTACAATATCATAGAGGCTGTCGTTAAAGGGTGCAGGATACTTAAGTTGATCGACTTAGTGTAACACTGGGCCTTGTCTGAGCAGGTTTGTCTACTTACTATTGTGATTGCTTATATGTTACACAAGGATTTGCAGAACATATTTTGTTACTTGGTGTAGGGTAGCCAACTGGAGCCTACTCCTCTGTAACGTACTAATGTAACCAGAGGATCAGTCCAGTTACACTAGTGGGTTAAAATACAGTTATACTGATTTTTAGTTAAATGTCAAGCATTATTTTAATTAAATTATGATTAACGTGCCTTACCAGATACATCGTATATAAAGTTACCACTACGCATTGCCTTAGCAATAGCATCTTGATTCTCTTCATACGTGTTTATAGTCATGGCAGCTACGTCAGACTCAAGGAATTGCTGCTCTCCTGAACCTTCTGTAGGAGAAGAACCACCACGGGAACTTACTTCCTGTGCAGCACCACGGCTGTTGCCCTTCTTTGCTTTATTCTTCTTAGTAATACCAGCATCTAACTTATACAAGTCAATTGCTCTGGCAGCACTAGTAGCATCAGCCTCATTGTGATACAAAGAATCCTGTACCCACTTTGGCTGTGCATCTACCCAATCGTGAAACTCGTCTTGTTCACGGATCTCTTCAAAGTCTGGGTGGATCTGTAGTAACTTAGCTTCTGCTTTCCCTTTGTTTGCACTGAGTTGTAGATCGTCAATCTCTTTCATTCGACTGGATAGAGTTTCGTTCTGATCCTTAGCTGCCTTCAATGCCATTGTCTGCATGATGTTGGCTACCTGAGGATACTTACTTGCCCACTCTGCTATCTCTTCTTCTGTGCTAGGTAATTCCATATCACCTGTTGATGTAGATTTAAGTTCACCTTTGAGAGATTTAATCTGCTCTTCAAAGTCACTCTTCTGTTCCTGTTGATGCCTACGTAAATCTCCATACCGCTTCTTGAAAGATCGCTCTTCTGCTGTATCAGGAGTTTCATTGTCAGCCTTCTCTTCAGAGGACATATCTTGCTGTGCTTTCATATCTGCTAACTCAGCTTCATCTTCATCCATACGTTGTTGCTTAGTGTTAACTCGCATGAATCCTTTTACTTCCTGCTTCTTTGCTGCTTGCATTGTTTCCATGATTTACTCTCTTGTTGGGGCTAACAGTGGGGAAGGTACAGTATTGTACCCCCCGATCTTAGGTAGCCAATAAAGGGTATTAAGTGCGTTTCGCTGCCAAAGCTCCCTTTTTAGCTTGTGCTTTCTGTTTTGATTTCTTCTTAGCTGCTAGTCCTGATGTAGGATCTTGTCGCATCTTCTTGACTACTGGTTTTTTCTTTGAGGCTAAGCCACCTTTATTTAGGCTACCATACTTACCTCCTACATACTCCTGTTGTGCCACCTTAGCAGGTTTTGTTACAGTAGGTTTTGTTACAGTAGGTTTTGTTACAGTTACTTTATCATCGAATCTACCACTGTTTTTTTGATTAGCAGCGTCTATTTGTTTTTGAGTAACTACTGTTACTTTATCATCAAATCTACCACTGTTTTTTTGATTAGCAGCGACTACTTGTTTTTGAAAGGCAATTGCGTCTGCTTCTTCCCTTGTTGTTTTTAAAGAAGTATCCTGACCGCCAAATAGAATTGAATCGAACGAATCACCCATTGCACCTGTTATATTATTATATATTTCAACCGCAGAAGATGCTGCGTCCTCTACTGAATTAACTAATCCATCAATAAAACCTAACTCAGGAGTACTAAGGTCTGCAACTTCTCCTATCTCACCTGTTACACCAGTACCCATTGGCTGGTAACGAGTTCCAGCAGAAGTAGTGTATTTTACTGGATCTTCTACTTGCAGTGTGGGGGCTGTTTGCAGTGTGGGGGCTGTAACACTTTTAAGGAAAGCATCACTAGACTTAGTTGCAGCCGCCTTCGCTATTTCATCTCTACCTTTCTTAAGACCTGCATCTACCTTACTCATATCTGGAGTATCATATATAACGGGTTCAGAGGCAGTAATACCAGGACCTGCAACTGGATCTTTAAGACCAAATCCATAGTTGTCACTACTACCTAATACCTCAGGCTGTGGTGTAATACCCATCTCTTCACTTAACTTCCTATCTATTGGATTTACAGGTGCAGTGGTAGCAGATGCAGTGGTAGCAGATGTAGTGGTAGCAGGTGCAGTACTATCATTACCAAAGCCCCCATCTGTGTCAAAGTTAGTATTATCTGAAACAGTTACACCAAACTCTTTAGGAGGGAGAGTACCATCGGGTGTAACTGTTTCATCTGTCAAAGTGTCAATCTTGTTAAGAGATCCATCCCGTTTAGCAGCAGCCTTTTGTTCTGGCGTAAGTTTTTCCCATACAGATTCTGTTAAAGTTCTGCCAAAAGGGTCTGTACCTCTTTTGTAGGATTCCCAATTCTGTTCTTCTTTTAATATTTTCTGAACTAACGCATTGTTATTAGGATGTTTTACTTTTTCCTCTTTTAATCTTTTTGCCCAATGTGCTTGATTTAGTTTTGGTTGGGGTTCAGGCATACTAGGTTGAGTGCCGTTGTCATTTCCTACTGTAGTTTTTGGCCCTGCCAATAGCTTAGGAATTATTTTCTTTAAAATTCCCTCTGGAGAGAAGGCTGATATTGCTTCTGCCGTCATTGTACCACTTAAGAATTTTAACAACTTTTTTATATTAACTGCTTTGCCGTTACCTGTGTAGTAGCTATTAGGCTCTGTAATTTTTAAATTATCATTTTGACTATCTATAGTTTTTTGTGCTTGTAGCATTTTTTCTGCATGATTCTTTGGTTTACCAAAAGTAAACATAGAGTCAAACTCTGAAGGATTTCTCAATTTAGTTTCATACAAAACACGGGCTGCAGGAGATATAGAAGAATATAGAGTATCCATGTCGCCTACTGTCATGTTATCTGTATATAAAGCCTCTAGTACTTGCATCCTTGCGCCTCGTATAATTTGAGATTGCACTAATGCAGCATCTTTTACTCTAGTATCTCCCCTATCAAATGCATCTTTATTAGGAGTTGAATCATTAACAGTACTAGGCGTATATCCTACTGGATCTTCTGGAGTAGGATTTTCTGGATCTTCTGGTTTTGACCCTACAGGATAATAACCTTCAGGTACAACCTGTCCTTGTACAGGCTCACCACGCAAGGAACGTATAGTAATTATATCTCCTGCATCGTTAGTGTACTGTACATTTTTAATACCATTAGGAGCAGTATCACCAATGAAATCTTTATGAGAGGGTAGATTACTTCTAGGCATCAAACCACCTGCAGCAAAATTCATTGCCTGTGATTCAAAGTCTTCACTGTCTAAGCCTTCAATCATAGCATCCATAGCCATGTCTTCATCGTCCATGATTATCTCAGGTGGTGTAGGAGTACCTCCTATCTGCCCTTCTTCTTCCATCTCTACTAGACCAGTCTTGGCCTTATCACGAATCTTCATTAACTGACCAAGGCCAATAAAACGTACCACATCAGCAGGAAAGACAAACTCACCTTCACTTAACTGAGCAGGAATATCATCTCTAACTTCCTCTTGCAAGGAGCCAGTTGGCACTTCATTACCTGAGATAGGGTCTACACTAGAACCATCATCTAAGAAACCGCCTTCATCATAACCCTTAGTTTTCATCGTTAACTCTCTCTCGTAAATACTTCAATGATCTTAATTGCTGAATGGCACCTTGTGACTGGAACATCTCCTGTGTATCAGTAGTCTGCTCTAGCTTGCGGTGTTGTTGCTCTATCAATACATCC